TAATCTATTCCAATTATCCAATTATTATCACCCTCCACTTTCCCCTCCCTTGAAGGGAGCGGTCAGGTGAAGGTTAGGGTAAACTGTAGATACAACCTGAACTCTTGTCAAGTCCCCATATTTAACGTGCATTATACACCATTATACTAGCCTGCTTCTCGTTGTCAATATACCTCTTAATACGATGCATACAGAGTGACAAAATTCCCTTGCCTTTCTAGAACTGTAGTGCTAATGTTGCGACATGATAACGAACCCCCGAAAAAAGCCGCAATGACATCTGAAAATGAAAAGGGGCTTGCAATAGTGACAAGTGAGAGCATCTGGGACTTATTGCCCGAGGACTTCCCCTACGAAGACCAGGGCTGTGAGCTATTCCCCTCCTGCCTCAACTGTCCTTTTCCCCATTGCATCAAGGAAGAGCCCTGGGGAAAGGAGAAATTCCTCAAGACTAAGAGGGCAAGGAGAATGATGACGCTGAAGAAGGAAGGGAAAGACAACGAGGAGATCGCCCGAATCTTCCGGGTTAGCGTGAGGACGGTGCAGCGGTGGCTCAAGGCGGTCAAGAAATGAGATTGCCACGCCTTCCGTTACCGCCGCGAACTCCTGAACAAACCCCAATAGCTGGATTCAAAACACTTTTAGTCATTGGGACTTTAGTCATTCCATATTGTAATGACAACTAAAAATGAAAAGGGGAGAAAGCATGTAGTTGCCCAATTTATTGGGCAATTGTGTCTGATGAATCAGGCAACTACAAAACTTTTTTGAATTGTTTGAGAGATGAATGATACTTCACTACGTTCAAGCACAAGCTTCAACCCTTCACAGCTAGCCCGCATCGACACCAACAGGCTGGCGGACTACACCAACAACCTCAATTTCTACAACGGCAGTCAGTGGGAGAAGCAGGGCAGGCACCGCCAGCTGGTATTTAACTATGCCAAGGTGGCCATCGATAAGGTCACCAGCTATCTAATGCAGGGATTGACCTTTGCCTGCTACCCTGCCGAGAACACCGACGAGCTCAAAGCAAAGGTTATCCACGCAGAGCACCTCCTCCGGGACGTCTATGAAAGCAACAACCTCCAGCAGCTCGACTGGGAGACCGAGATAGACACCGCTATCCTGGGGGACGGATGCTATAAGGTCATCTGGGACCCGGATGAGAAGCGCATCAAGATAACCGCCCCCGATATCCGGGGCATCTACGCCTGGTGGCTTGGCGACGACCTGTCCAACGTGTGGCGGGTGGCTTCCAGGTATAAGCTCAGCAAGGCCGAGGCCGACCTGCTTTATGGCGCCACCAAAGCGGCCACCGTCACAGAGCTGTGGACCGCTAAGGACTTTGAGCTCTTCCTGGATAGCGACCGCATTCAATCAAAGCCCAACCCCTACGGCTTCATCCCATTCATCATCTTCCCCAACCTCAGGGAGCCTAAGCAGTTTTGGGGGACTTCGGATATCCCCTCACTTAAACAGCCGCAGCGGGAGCTGAATCGGGCGGTCAGTCAGTTGTCCCGTATCCTGGAGCTGTCAGGCAATCCCATCGCTGTGCTCGAGAACATCGGCTCATCAGAGGATATCCAGGTCCAGCCGGGAGCGGTGTGGACCATACCCGAGGATGCCAAGGCCTACCTGCTAGACCTGCTCCAGGGCGGCGGCATCAGGCTCCATATCGACTACATTGATTTGATTTACCGCTGCCTTCACGATATCTCCGAAACGCCCAGGGCAGCCTATGGCGGCACCGAGAGGGATTTATCAGGTGCAGCCATGCAGATTGAGCTCGGGGCATTGATCCAGAAGGTCACCAGGAAAAGGACCATCAGGACTAACGCCTACCACCAGAGAACCGACATGATCCTTCGGCTGGCAGCCAAATATATGAATGAGAACCTTGACGGTATTACCCACCGTGTCGTGTGGGGGGAGATCCTTCCGGCCGACACCCAACGGCAGGCTCAGAATGAGCAGCTCCTCGTCCAGGCGGGAGTCCATTCCAGGAGGACAGCCATGGACGAGATGGGAATTATCGACCCGGATGAGGAGTTCACCAGGTGGCTTGAGGAGAGGGAGAAGATCCTGCAGATGAACCAGGAGTTTAGGGCAGCGTCCACTCGTGGCGGAGCGAGAGAGAGAGCGGTTGCCGCGGACATGGAAGTGCCTGAGTAATAGCTCAATAACAAGGAGGAATTTATGGCAGAAGCCAACAACCAGGAAGACCAGGGAAATAAGGAAGTCCAGGATGATCAGGCCAACCAGGACAAAGTCTCCACACCCGAGGAGCTCGAGGCCATGAAGGCTCAGCTTGACGAGGAGCAGAAGGCTAAGGCTACCCTTGAAGAAGCCATGGCCCAGAAGGACGCCAGGCTCGCCGAGCTCGAAACGGCGCTAAGCGAAGCGAAGCAGGGAGGCGAAGCCTCAGCTGCTGAGCTGGCATCGGCGAAGGAAGCCAGGGACCAGGCCGTTTCCAAGTATCTCGGCATGGCCAAGGCCTCCAATCCCCAGGTCCCCGGGGACATGATCTCAGGCGAGACCATCGAGGAGATCGACGCTTCAGTCGACAAAGGCAAAGGCCTTGTCTCAGCGGTCAAGAAGACCCTGGAATCCGAAGCGGCGGCAGCCAAAGTACCCGCAGGAGCTCCAACCAGGGGAGAAACGACCGAAGGCATGACCAATAAGGAGCTGATTGCCGCGGGACTTCGACAAAAAGGAGGAACTAGCTAACTATGAGTATATCGTTAGACGAAGCATCTAAACTGTCCGAGGATATCCTTCTCAAAGGAATCATCGAGACCATTATCAAGGACAGCCCTATTCTGCAGGAGCTGCCCTTCATTCAGATTGTGGGCAACAGTCTCAAGTACAACCGTGAGAAGACGTTGCCTGGCGTAGGGTGGTATGCGCCTGTTACCGGTACATGGACTCAGTCCGAGCCCGCATTCGAGCAGGTGACCGCTACCCTCCAGATCCTTGGCGGAGACGCCGACGTCGATAACTTTCTTAAGTCAACCAGGAGTAACATCCAGGACCTCGAGGTAGCCGTCATCGAGCAGAAGGCCAAGGCGGTCCAACATGAGTTTGAGAACGCCTTTCTTAACGGGACAGGTGCCAGTGAACAGCCGTCAGGGTTGTATGTCCTGCTTTCGGACACAGCCTGGGTGGCCGACACCGTTACAGCGGTGGGCGATATCGTTGTCCCCACCGAAGGCCTCGAGAACGGCTTCCGGTATGAGTGCACGGCGTCAGCCGGCGATAAAAAGACTCATGCCACTACCGAGCCTACCTGGCCCACCCAGGAGGGAGCCACCGTCGTTGACGACCAGGTGACGTGGACCTGCAGATACGGTCACTGGCTCGGAACGGGAGCCAACGGTGCTACGTTGACCCTCGACAACCTGGATAAGCTCATCGACCTTGTCAGGGGCGGTAAGCCAGACATGCTCTTGATGAGCAAGAGGAGCCGCAGGAAGCTCCAATCCCTTATCAGAGCGTCGGGAAACATCCTTGAGACCCGGCCAGGGAGGTTCATGGAGCAGGTCCAGATGTATAACGGCATACGGATAGCCGTCTCCGATTGGATCAAGGACAACTACACCGTCGGCACGTCGACCGATTGTTCGGCTATCTTCGCCTTCCAGATGGGCGAGGGTGGCGTGTGTGGGTTATCGAGCCCCGAGATGCTCCAGGTGGAACGGCTTGGCTCACTGGAGACCAAGGACGCCACCAGGACCAGGGTGAAGTGGTATGTGTCGCTTGCCCTCTTTTCCACCGTGAAAGCGGCCATGCTTACGGGGGTGCGAGGCTGACGAAGACCAAAAAGCAAAATGAAGAAATCAAAAATACATTTATTTTGCCCTTTGATTTTTGCCTTTCTCATATCACCTCCCGCCAGGGGAGGGGGAGACCGACCTCCCCCTCCCTCTTATCCCCTCTCCCTTGACGGGAGAGGGTTAGGGAGAGGGTGAAATTATGAACCTAGAACTTAGAACAAGGAACAGGTGAAACTATGAACCTAACTGAAATGAGAGCCAGAGTCCGGGAGGACCTGCAGGACGAAGATGACCAGAATTACCGTTGGACCAACGACCAGGTGGACGGAGCTATCGAGAGGGTGGTTGAGGAGTTCTCGTTAGCGTCCCCCATCCAGCAGCATGACGATATCGCTACAGTGGAGAGCAGCAGGGACATCGATATCTCCAGCCTATCAGGCCTCATTAAGGTGGAGTCCGTTGAGTTCCCCATCGGCCAGAACCCCAGCTGCTACCAGAAGTTCCGAATCTGGCAGGACACCGTCCAGATGGACGACGAAGGCGACGGCAGCGATGCCCGGGTAAGGTGGTATAAGGAGCATACCCTCGATGCCGAATCTTCCACCATCCCAAGCCAGTTCGAGGAGATCATCGTCCTGGGAGCTACCGGATATCTGGCGACATCGGCATCGGTCTATACCGTGGATAAAGCCACCATCGCCGGCAAGTGGGCTACCATCAACTTCCTGAAGTGGGGGAAAGAGAGGCTTGACCGCTATGAGAAGAAGCTGAAAGACCTGAGAAACCGTGTGATCGCCAGGGAGTTCTACACCAATGACTAAAATGTCATTGCGAGCGCATTCTCCCCTGTCATTGCGCGCCGAAGGCGTGGCAATCTCCTCTCCCTTGACGGGAGAGGATTAAGGTGAGGGTGAACACATGCTCGAACTCGGCATCCTGAAGACCTGGAATAGCACCACCTACAAGGCAGGAGTCCAGTTAGCAGGTTCGCTAACAACCTACCTCGACGATATCTCTGTCTCCGTCTCTATCGCATCTTCTGCTATGGTCGTTGGCAACTATGTCCTGGTAGCCATCCCCGGGGGCAATCCCCGGGATGCTTGCGTCGTGGCTTCCTGGCCGTCGGGCAGCTCAGGCGGCGGAGGTGCCGTTGACAAGCGGTTCTACATGCTGGCTGACGTTACTACCATCTGGAGAGCATGGAATCAAAGAGTTTCCTCAACTCCAAGAACTGCCACAGTGCAAGGCATTGCTAGCGATGTGATAACACTTACTGGCAATCACGCTTACAGACTCGGAGACTGGGGAGCCGCTCCAGAGTATATGCACGCTTCCAGTGTATATGTTCTGATACGGAATTCAACCAGAGGTGGAACTGCTTGGGTAAAAGAAGCAGAAACTAACTGGTTAAAAGTTGTTACGGCTGGTGATATTTCCAGTTGGCAAAACGGAGACACAGTCACAACCTATAGCACCAGTGGAGTAAGTCAAGCAGTTGAGCTTGACATCAGTCCTTGTATTCCAGACGGAGCAACAGCAGTTTTCCTTAAAACACAAGCCGCCGATAATGGGACAATGGCCTACGCAATCGGATTACAGGTTAGCAAGGCGGCGGCTAGCGGCACGTGGACTAACGTATTCTGTCAGGCAACGGATATGTTGATAAGTGGATACCCAGCTGTACCTATTCAAACAAACAGACATATCAACGTCAGAGATAGAGCAACAGGAACAGACACATTGCGGATGCAAGTTTCAATAGTAGCCTATATCAAGTAAAGGAGGAACCAATGAGCAACGACATCACAAAAGAGGGACTTCCCAAAGAGGCCTTCGCCATCGTCGGAGACCCCGACGACCCCGAGACCTGGAAGCTTCCTCATCATACCAAGGCTATCTTCAGAGCCCTGAGGGGCAGGATCAACATCGAGAAGACCGTCGACTGGGACCGCATGCCGGCAGCGGTGGCAGCATTATCAAGAGGCGGTTACCGCGGGGAGAGAGTCCAGGCCGACCCGGAGGATATCATCTCGGCAGCCAAGCATTTAGCCCGGCATTATGAAAAGGCCGGCAAGCCGGTCCCCGATACCCTGGGAGCCCTGATATAAACGGTATCGAAAAGGGGGAACGTGGTAAATACTCGGAAGAGAACCTGAAAGCCCGTTCTCGCACGTTTTTCGCAGGGATTAGCTTGAAAGAGCTCTTTAGCACACCAGAGGAGTGGCATGCCTTCCTCATCGGATTCTTCGAGATCCTCCGCCCCTGGCCACCCAGGATCCCAGTCCCCAGCCCCCAATCCCCAGTCTCCACCGAATACCACTACTACCTGGCCGGCAGAGCCTCCGGAGTCATTGCCTGGATCGCCATCGCCAAACTAATCCAGGTGATATTTTGGTGAATCATAATGACATTAAGTGTCATTCTGTCATTCTGTCATTGCGAGGAGCATAGCGACGTGGCAATCTCATGAAAACTTTATCAGCAACCCTCCTGGCAGCTCAGAAGAAACCCGACCGCCTTCCTTACGTCGAGGCCAAGGTCTACGACTTCGACCAGGGGATTAAGAAGCTATCCTGGTCAAGACTTTACACCGGCAGCGAGCCCGACAACCACCATGGCATCGCCTTCGACGACCAGGGCAGCATGCACCGCATCAGGGCGGCTGCCGACAATAAGCTGTACCGCCAGAAGGTCACCAGCCCCGATGATCAGTCCGACTATTCTCAGTGGACGCAGCTAGCTGCGGATTGTTACGGTCCCTGTGCTATCGCCGCCCATGGAGCGAAGGTCTATATCTTCTACCGGACCACGGGAAACGTCCTGTGGAAGTACTATTCCCACAACTACGGCCAGGACTGGTCAAATAGCCAACTCGTAAGCTACGCCGATGTCCTGTCTATGGCAGCCACATGGTGGTCAACGGGAAACATCGTCGTCTGCTTTTGTTGCAAGGCAGCCGAGCTCAATGCTATCGTTCTGGACAGCTCGGACCAGGAAACCAGCCAGCATACCCACAGCGAGCCGCTAACCCATGTTTTGACAGCCACCTATGGCATCGGAGCCTCCTATA